TCTTTCATTTCAACCACTTTAAATGTTTGTTTCATGTAACCCCCAATAATTGATTTGTAAACTCTAACAAACTTTGTTCTGTTCCAAAGTTGTCTTCAAACCCTCGTTTGCCCGCATGATATGCAACCCCATAACCACCCAAACGATGATGGTTAGGACATAAAGCAATCGTATCATTTGATTTTTTTCCCATTCCTGCATTAAACCGCACATGATGTATTTCAGGCTGGCTATATCCAAGCCCTGTTCTTAAACAAACAATACATCCCCAATCAACCAACTTTTCAAAGCGTTGCTTTTCAGCTTTTGTAGCCATTATTCGTAATGTTCGCCATTGTTGCCGTTTTGACCAACAACATCCACCCTGTCTTCATCAAAATCAATGTCTGAATCATCGTGTTTTTCAACTAATTCTGTAACTTTAAATTCTTGATATTCCCAACAACCGCGTTTACTACATTCAATATCATCTGTTGCGTAAATTGCATCTTGCTTATTATCTGCTTCAATTAATACTGTATATTTAAATGTTTCAACAACTTCAACTTTAAAATATGCCATTGCATTTCCTTTGGTTTAATAATTTGCCTGTATGTTTACTAAAAGTTTATATTACAGGCTAAATGTAAACTATCTATTCACTTACCTATTCACTTACCTATTCATCCACCATACTGGACATAATGTTAGATATAACCTTCATATTATCTATTTTGGCGGATGTTTTGGCGGATGTTTTATTCATCATCCAACGCCCTTTCAATTAATATTTCTTGTGCTGTTGGCATAAAGGTTTCTTTCAATTCATCCGCAAAGCTGTTCATTTGGTCTTCACTGCCATAAGTGTAACCAGTAGCAAAGCAAACAAATAGCATTGACACTTCACGATTAAAATAAAAGTCGTTGTCATTAGGATGGCGGGTTAAATTAAATCCGTGTTCAATTGCCCACGCTTCAAACTTATCCCTTACTTGTTCAAACTGTATTGTCATTTGGTATTAACCTTTCAATTGCATCATGTAAAGTAATTGGGGCTTTAGGTTTAACCCATTTGCCCATGTAACGATATTTAATGACCAATGATAGCCCAATATCAATTTCAACATCTATGCCATCATCTTGATGCGATGTAAAAAAGACAATGGCGTTTTTAGTTTCTGATTGGATTGCATCGCATATTCTTTCAAGTGCTAATTGTTGACCACGCGGCATTTCTGCCTTATTAAACTTTGTTTCAATAAAAATAAACCACTTATCTTTGTATTCAATAACCGCATCAATGTCTGTTGGTGATATGTTGCCAAATTGCAGGCTGTTAAAGTTTATAAATTTGTTTGCATACTCTTGGTGCTTAATCATCCCATGACCATCCCATTTGTGTAAGCCAATATTCTATTTGGTTCTGATAATCAGCCATTTGCGCTGTGTCCAATTCAGTCGTGCTTTGTATATACTCAACCAGCGTTTCACCAACATACTTGTGTTGCCTTAAAAACTTATAGCCCATCAGCAAATGCAACTCATCAGCGGTATAACCAAGAAAGATTCCACCATGCCGCATCAAATCCCAATAACGCCTATTTTGGTCAAGTGTGCGCTGGTCTTTATCCTTTGCTTCTTGAATAATCACTTGCCATTGGGTTTGGCAGTCTAAATCCTGAATCAATTTTATTAGATTCTGCCGATTGGCTTCCGACAATTTCCAAATGCGCTTTTTTTGCATCATTTACATCCTTAAAGTTTCCAATCATTTCTTTTGGTAGTTTCCATAATGTATATAACCATGAGCCTTGAATGTAAGATTTGCTGATTGAATAGCCAGCAGTCTTAATTGCATAATCGCCCCACTTTTCCCATTTAGCCATTCTTTAAATCCCATATACGCTGTTTAATCTTTTGCGGGATTGGATATTTGCCGCTTTCCCATTTAGCAACGCAGTCGCGTGTTCTATCCATTAACAGAGCCAACTGGGTCTGTGTTAATTCAAGTTGCAACCTTAACTTCTTTAATTCATCACCTGTCATGTTTTATCACTCCTTTGTATAAGATTATATAGCACATTATACAGTGTGTGTTTTATTTAGCCTTTTATCCCAACCCAATTGCTTCATCATGGCGTGCAATCTTTCTTGGTTGCGCTGTTTGTCTTTATCGCTAATCTTGCAACCAATCATTGTTGGTATATGCCGGGCTTCCTGTGACTTACACAATTCAAGAATATCTGCTGGCGTTGGCATCCGCTTATTGGCATCAACCCATGTGTCAAATGCCTTGCTCACAATATGAAAATCAAAGCGTGAAAGTTTGTGCCACCATATCCGCAACAACTCTATGTCTAAATCAGGTTTGTTAAACAATTGTGTTACTGCTTTCATCATGGCTTTAAATTGTGCTTTTTCGGTATCAATCATCACCATAACTCCTCAACTGGCGGTTCATCTTTCCAACGACCCTGATTAAGATATGTGGCTGGGTTTGGTATATATTGCCCACCATTCTTTTGCCATTGCTCTGATTGCTGTTGCCATTGCAATGCTTGAATCACATCAGTAATTGGCGGTTGTTTTTTTGCCCATGCTTCAAGTGCTTTATCTTTACCGCGCTTTGATGGATATGCTTTCCAAAACAAATCAAAATCATCATTAGTGACAAGCGCGATTTCGCGCGTTGGTTTTTTCTTGGTTGATGGTTTATGTTTAGTGTTTAATGGTTCTTGTTTATTGTTTGGTTGAACATCCGTTGAACATTCGTTAAAAGACTGTTTAATATTATTCTTTCTCTTTGCCGCACTAGCTTTTCCAGCAATAGAAGCCTTTTCAATTTTTTCTTTATATTCTTGAATTTCAGCAATTGCCCGAACATTAACCCAGCCATCTTCCGTTTTATTAAAAAACTCATTTAACACTTGTTCAACATCCGATAAGCATTCGTTTAACAATAACAATCTTGCTACTTTTTCAATATCAAGCGGCAAAGGTTTTTCATGCAGATAGTAATAGTCTAACGCCCTGCGGTAGCAAATGTCTTCCATAGGCGTTAAATGACGGGTATGGCTTAAATAGTCGCCAATATTGAATTGATAGTAGTGCATATAAACTCCATCTGTTTATCCATATTTGAAAAGGTGGCAGGGAAACTATGGGGGTTTCCTTTTCGGTTTGCATTACCTAGCCTTAACCATCTTAAACGATTACTTATACATTGTGCAAGTAATTTGTAATTGCCGCCTGCGCCTCTTCAAATGAATAGCATACGCAAGCCGCATAGCCTTTGGCTTTTGCTTGCTCTAAAAAGTATTTTTGCTGCTCGGACACTTTGCCCTTTGCAACTTTCATTTCAATAAACAACCCATGATGGTTGATATTAGGTGACATCAAAAACAAATCAGCCACGCCAGCCAGCACGCCTTCGCTTTTTAATTTAACGGCTGTGCCAATGTTACGCATTCCGCCATTGGGAATTGCAAACAATATCAGTTTGGGATAACAAAGCCTAAACCATTGAATTACTGCAACCTGTTCGTCATGTTCTGATTTCGCCACGATAAAATTCCCCATGATGTTTTTTTGCTGATGTTAAATAAGCGTTAATTGCTTCTTGCTTGTGTTTATAACGACCCAAATATATATGTTGATTATCAATAACAATAACTGCTTTCCAAACTTCCCTTGCAGTTTCCCAATGAACCCCTTTGTGTCCTGATGTGTTTATTGATTCATTTTTTCTATTAAATAAATTTTGTTGATTTGTTGCCTGACGCAAATTTTCAATTCTATTATCATTTTTAATGCCATTTATATGGTCTATTTGAAATATAGACATTTCACCATAAACATAAAGCCAAGCCAAACGATGTGCGCGATATATTTTTTTATTTATTTTGATAACTATATATCCCTCATGCGACATAGTGCCAGCAATAGCGTTTACCATTGTTTTTCTTACTGGATTAATCCAAGTAAAAATTCCATTGTCTTGATTGTAATGTAATAGCGATTGTAATTCTGATTGAGTAATCATGATTTATCCTTATACGATGTGAGTGAGTGTGTCGGCTGTTGAATGGTATAAGCATTAAACAGTTGCCTGCACTCCTGCAACCGACATTGTTATTATAATTGATTCTGTTGTATAAAAACAACACAATAAAATTATTTTGCTAAATGTATAAAATAGTTTGCACAGTGTATAAAAACTCTGTATATTACTCCTACGCACTACACATTTTAACGGAAACAAGGGGAAACAAAATGAATCAAGTAACTTTCAATAAAGAATACACAGGTATGTTTAGTGTTTTTCTTAATGGCAAAATTGTAAACAAATATTACATTTTTAACGGCAGTGCTGGAATGTCAGGTTATGGCAATAATATGTATGGCATTAAAAATGATGAAACAAATACAGTTGTTTGGATTGGCAGTTTGCAAAAAGCCAAAAAAACAGTAACAGCTTGGTTAAACAAATAAACTCAACGGGGCGCAAGCCCCTTATTGGAAACGAAAGGAAACATCATGCCATTAGAAACAGTTGAATTATACGGAATACTTCTTGATGTCTATTTCAAACATGAAATTGAAAAAGACCCATACGGCACTGGCGATTCGCCAACACATCACAATATTGAATTGGTCGCGGTTGAATCACCAACCGACACTATTAACTTGATTCCGCTTTTATGCCAATCAGTTATAGACAAAATTGAAAACGAAATTCTTGATATTGTGACTGGGGCTTAACATGGACAATTTAACAATTGTAATCTTGGGCTTAATCATTGTGCTAACCATCATGGTGGTTGCTGGCGTATTAGCTAAAATCTTTAACTGGGAATGATATGGAAACTACAATAAAAGATTTAACTTTGCGGGATTATTTTGCCGCACAAGCAATGCCAATGGTCATCAGATTGCATGATGATTATTGTGATGGTGAAATTCCTTTTGTGGATGAACAAGGTGATTGTATGTCTTATGAAGAAGGTTCTTTTGGCACATGGTTTCCACACACAAAATTTTTTGCACAAGCGTGCTATGCAGTAGCTGATGAAATGATAAAAGAAAGAATAAAACATGAAAACATCTGAATCACTAATTAAAATCGCGCCAGCATTAGTCAAGGCGCAAATGGGCATTACCTACGCAATTGAAAATGCCAAGAACCCGCACTTAAAAAGCAAATACGCTGACTTGCAATCAGTCATTGATGCAGTCAAAGGTACGCTAAACAAAAACGGCATTGCATTCTTGCAAACACCATCGCCAAGTGATGATGGTCGCCTTAACCTAACAACACGATTAATTCATGAATCAGGGGAATGGATTGAAGACACAGCATCATGCCCACTACAAAAACAAGACCCGCAGGGGCTTGGGTCTGCCCTTACTTATTTGCGCCGTTACAGCCTTTCCGCTATTTGTGGTCTTTATGCTGATGATGATGATGGCACTGGTGCTATATACAATAACCAAATTAACTCTGTGGATGCTTCAGCGGCTGTTAAATTGGTAACTGATACAAAGACCCTAGCAGAATTGCAAACAGCGTATAAAGCGGCTGTATCGCTTTGCAAAGGCAATGTTGAAGCCACTAATGCTGTTGTTAAAGCAAAGGATGACATGAAAGCATTGTTTGAGGGGATGCCTAAATGATTATACATTCACTTTATGGCATGACCCCGCCTAGTGCTTCAAGCGTAATTCAGCAACAAGCCAAACTTATTGAAGCCATTGCGTTATTAGGCAATAAGTATTTGTTGGCACAACCAATCAATAAGGAAACAAATGGAAAACATTGAACAAGGTTCTGATGAATGGTTTAACATTCGCCTAGGCAAAGTAACAGCCAGCCGGGTCGCTGATGTATTAGCCACAGTTAAATCAGGGGAAGCCACATCGCGCCGCAACTACCGCATCCAATTGGTTTGTGAAAGGCTGACGGGCATGAAAGAAGAAACCTACAGCAACCATCACATGGAAAGGGGCGTGCGTTTAGAACCGATTGCGCGTGCCTTGTATGAAGTTAAAAATGATGTGTTTGTGACTGAAATAGGCTTTGTTCAACACCCAACAATTCCAATGACTGGGGCTTCTCCTGATGGCTTGGTTGGTGATGATGGACTTATAGAAGTTAAATCACCAACGGCGGCAAACCATATTGAAACACTATTGGCGGGCAATTCGCCATCAAAGTATTATCCACAAATGCAATGGCAAATGGCTTGCACTGGTTTATCCTGGTGCGACTTTATTAGTTATTGCCCTGATGTTGGGGATGATTTAGCATTGTATGTTTGTCGCGTGCCACGCGATGATGCGTATATTGCCGAAACCGAAGCCGCTGTTCGGGCTTTTTTAAATGAAGTAAATGAATTACACAATCAATTAAAAGGAAACAAGTAACATGGCTATAACACATGATTTAATCGCCAAGGCTGGCGAATACACTAGCAAAGAAGGCGAAACAAAAATACGATGGCACAAATGCGGCGTTGCAATGGACACTAAAAATGGTGGCGTTGCACTAAACATTGAATCCCTACCTGTCAATTTTGACGGATGGTTGCAAATGCGAACACCATTGCCAAAAGATGGCGCACCTCGCAAATCAGGGAATAGCAATATTGCTGATGATTTAGAAAGTGATATTCCGTTTTAATTAAACTGGGCGAAAGTGTCGCAATATATTGATGCTCAACTTTATTAACCGCATAAGTAGCCCAACCAACACAAAGGAAACAAGATGTCTGCAACCGCAATGAACCGCCTATTGGCATACAAAAGACAAGTGCTTATTTTAGAATTGCTTGATAAAGAACAATTAAACATTAGTGAAGTTGCTGACCATATCTGCGATTCGTTTTTAATTATTAAAGCAGAAATTAAAAAACTTTATTTAAGGGGCTATTTAAGCCGCAAAAGAATTTATTGTTCAGTCGCAAGAAAACCTGTTTATGCTTACATAACTAAAAAGAAAAACTATCCAATGCCAAACATTAAAGCCACTGATGAACAAGTAATATTGGCTAACAATGTTGATTTTGTTAATGATGCCAGCCGCAAAAAACATCCTACGAAAATGGTTGAATTGCCAAAAGAATTGCACGACCACAAACACATTATTGTTGACGAAAAAAATCCACACATTACAACTTATTTAAACCTTGGTAGAAAAGGTGCTGATTATGCTTGGCAACGACCAAAGCGCAAACATACACCAGTCAGCATTGGTTCAACCTTTTCACTAATGGATAGCGCATCAATATGAAATTAACGCTTAAACAAAAACTATGTTTAATGCTTTTGACATTCCCAATTTGGTTGCCATTTATGATTCTATGGTTTTGGATTGTTGACATTTATGATGCTGTCGTTGATAATTAAAACCGCTTAATTGCATTTGTGACAGCATCTCCACTGTCAGTATAGGGGCTTAAAATGCCCCTATTTTTTTCATATATCACTTTTTTGCGTTTAATTACTTGTTCATCACATACATTGTCACTTCAAAGCCAAAACGCATTTCTGTTGCCGCTGGTTTAGTCCACATGATTTAGTCCTTAACATATACAAAGCAAAATTGCTTGTCTGTAATAATGTCAAATATATTAGACACAAGATATAGTGATTATCATGATTTAATTCTGCTATCAATCAAATACTGCTTCATGCCGTCAAGAATATCAAGATTGTCGTGAATTAAACCTAACGCCATATTGCATTTATCGCACAATAAGCCACGAATAATATTGGTTGTATGGCAATGGTCAACCGACAAACTTCTGCGCGTCTGACGCTTACTACATATCTTACAGCGACCATCTTGATTGATTAACAACGCATGATATTGTTCAACTGTCATGTTATAGCGCGTTTTAAGTTTAGATTTTAGGCTCAATGATTGCGCTTTCTTTTTGTTTTCTTTGAACCATTTTTTATTGCTGATTTTTTTACATGATTTGCAAATGCTGTCGGGATATAACTTTCCATGATTGCTTTTTTTGGAATAATATTCCGTCAATGGCTTTTCAACTTTACATTCTCTGCAAGATTTGGTCATTTTTTAAGTGACAAATACATTCTTTCGCCAATAACAAAACTCATGCACGCACCGCTTAAATCCAGCATCATCAATGTAATGCTTGGCTCAATGCCTGATGTAAATACTGCGGCAATGGTAGCAATCCAAATCAATAGAATAGCAACATATCTGAATGATGCGCGAAAGTCTGTCACCCACTTGCTTGGTTCGCCTGATGGCTTGTCAATATCTGCCAACGCTTGAAGCCTTGCTGTTTCCGCTTCCATCAACTTGATTCTTTCATCTACATTTTGCGGTGTGCCACCAGCACCACCACTAAACTTTGCAAAGATGCCACGCACACCATCAGCCAGCACAGGAATGACTGACGGAAAAATTAAAGATAAGATGCTGTTCATAGTGTTTTCCCTGATTGAAAGTCTGCCAAAGTAAGCCCACCTGTAAATTGACAATGCGCCATTTCCTTAAACTTGCCAGCCCAACGACCAGCCCATTCAAGACCAACGCTTTCTGCTATATGCCCGCATTGAACAAACAAGTCTGTATCAGCCCATTGTGCCTTGCCATTAACAATTGGACAAAAATCAAATGCCACTTTCCAATTATGGAATGACTGACCCGCTTTTGCGTTTGTCACAATTTTGCCATTGGTTGTGCGCCCTTGTGCGTATAACGCATTTTGGCTTTCAGAATCACGATAAGTGCTGGTGATAATGACATCAATATTTTGCGCTTTGCATTGATTGATAAACTCACTGCACAATGCGGCAACTTTAGGATTTAAGTCTGTTAGGCTTCTGCTATTTACCAAGATATATGCTTCCACTAATTAATGCCGCAATAAAAACCCATAAGAATTTATCAACCCAACTTACTTTTTCACTTGCAGTTGCTGATGTTACTTCAATTTTATTGATGCGCGTTTCAATCATTGCTTGTTGCTGGTCGTATAAATCCATGCGCTTAAACAAAGTAATCATTCTTTCTTCCATTCGCGCTAACGATATAATCGCCTCGCCTACTTTGTCTAACTTTTCTTCAATGCGATTCAGTCGTGTTGTTTGGTCATCCATGCTGTTCTCAATTCAACTTCTTTGCGTATTGTATAAACATTGATAAATCCTCGCTTGAGTAAATCACGACAAGGCTTCCATCGTCTAGGGTTATTTCAAATTCTTCATTTTCAATGCAAACGCCAACAATCCTTTTTCCAATCATGTGATTGAAATATTCATCCACTAATTGATGGTCAGTTTTTTTAGGCATCTTCTGCATCTACAAAGTCTGTTGTTTTTAACTTCTCGTAAACTGCTTTGCGTGTAGCATCTTGAATATAGTCATCGCCAGCAAATGTTAAGTTGTTCCATGCGACAGGATTAAGATTCTCATCTCGCACTTCTTTGTTTACATATCCGTTGATAACCACCTCTACAGATTTGTTTTTGAAGTCTTCGCTAATAGAATAAATATTCCAATAATTAGCGTCAATGCCAAAGTCTGTGTTTACTGCTTTTAATAGTGCCATATTATCCTACCTTCCATGAAGTTCCATCGTGATATACAGGCACACCTACTGCACCGCCACCTACTACTGCCGCACCGAATGTAGGGGATAAAGCATTAGTTACAAATGAATGTGCGCCAGCAGAACCTGTTGGTAAATTTGCTACTGTATATGTTTGTAATTTAAGTAATCCATTAACTGTTGTAGTGCTTGAACCTGTTGTAGAACCAATAGTAATAGCTTGATTATTTGATACACCCCCACTATTAGCAATATTAATAGTATTGTCTGTTGAACCGCCAATACTAACATTTGCCGACCCTAAACTAGTAGTTGCTAAAGATAAATTTGTAACTACAGAAGAACTACCGCCACCAATATCAATTGTTTTTGTTCCAACTACTGCACCATTAGCTATATTAAGTGTTTGATTGTTTGTGCCTGTTGCTATATTAATTACATTTTGTCCGCCAACAGTTGAACCAATGCTTACAGTATTAGTGCCTGTTGATGCATTTGTTGCTATGTTAGTTGTTTTTCCACTTGATGAACCTGTATTAATATTTACAACTGCCAAAGCTGTACCACTTCTACCAATAGTAATAGGTTGAATGCCTGATGCCGCCCCTACAGTAATAATATTACCTGTGCCACCAATTTGAACAGTTTGTGCGCCAGCCGTTGTGCCACGACCAATAGTAATTGTTCCCGATGCTGCACCTGCGCCACCAATATTAATTGCTTGGCTTGATGTTGACTGACCAATCTGCAATGTTCCTGTAGCACTTGTACCACCAATTGTTAATGTTCCTGTGGTTTGTCCTGTAGCAATAACATTGTTTGCTGAAGAAAAACTTTGAAGATTTAATGTTCCTTGTGAATATAGAGTGCCTTGTACATTTAAAGTATTAGTTACATTTACAGCATCATCCGAAAGAGTAGTAGTAAACCCTGCTCCACCAAACCCAATAAAAGTATTGCTTAAGCCACCAGTATTTAAATTTAATCCTGCGCTAGTAGAATCTATAAAAACGCTACCTGAAGAAACAGTCATATTGCTATAAATATTTAATGAATAATTACCGCCACCAGTACCTATTTGACAATTGGCAGAAGTATATCCACCAGTTGTTTGAATATTTACTTGAGAAACCCCTATAGAAGGTGTTAAAGGGCTAGATATATTAATGGTAGAAGTTTTAGCGGTACTTGATAATGCACCATTACCAATGTATATGCTTTGATTGTCTGTGCTTTGTCCTAATGTAAGTGCAGTTGTATCTGTCGTTCCGCCAATTTTTACTGCACCTGTTAAAGATGGTGCATCACTTAATACAACATTACCTGTGCCTGTAACACCATAAGATGTTCCCCATGCGCTACCTGTTGAATTAGGAATGCCAGCGGATGGATAAACTTGCGTTGATAGTTTATTGTTAAATGTATTCCAATCCGTTGATGACAAATAACCATTTGTTGATGTGGTTGCTTGACCAATGCTAATTGCTGGTGTTGTGCCGCCTGATGAAACAATTGGTGCTGTGCCTGTTACGCCCGTAACTGTGCCGCTTCCTTTGCTGTTAAATGTATTCCAATCAGTGCTTGTTAAATAACCATTAGCACTTGTTGTTGCGGCTGGCATAGCAATAACTGGTGTTGCGCCACCTGTGCTAGTAACTGGGCTTGTTGCCGTTACGCTAGTAATTGTGCCTTGTGGCGTTGTAACTGAACCGCCAAGATTAATAGGCGAGCCATTAATTGTAATGCTTGAATTAGCAAGTTGTGAATTGGTTAATGTGCCAGTAATTTTTGAAGCGGCTAATGCTGTAATCCACAATGGATTTGAATATGTGCCTGTTGTATAGACACCATTAGTTACTGTCGCTGAATTGCCTGATACAGATATTGCCCATGTGCCGCTTGCACCTGTGCCTGTTGGCGTTGGCGGTGTATATCCCAATGATGTTGTTACATCAGTTGATGTTAATGTTACTGCGCCAACTCTTGTGTTAAATGATGTTACACCAGCGGCAGTTGCAGGAAGCGGCACTAATTCACTAGAGCCGTCTGTATAAAGAAAGTCCAAATAATAAGTTGTGCCATCATAATAAATAGAAACATTTGCAATGCCGTTGCCTGTATCGCCTTTAATATTTCTATCAATAGTAATTGTTTGATTGGCTTGTGGTGTAACTACTAGCGTTACATCATTGCCTGATGCTTTCTCAATTTTGATGTCCATTAGTTTGTCACTCCATCACTACGCACCAAGAACAATAAGAAAACAATGCTGTCTTGGGCTGGTGTTGAACCTGATGCAGGAAAACTAATTTTGATGCGACCACTAAACCCCGCTGGATTTAATGCGCTAATATCAAGTTGCGTGTCTGTTGCTATTAATGACCATGTTGAATCGTCAATGTTTAGCGTGAATTTACCAGTTGCGTCAACACGATTGCTGATAGTCAATGCAATAGCCGATGGCGTTGAAATAGTATAGTCAGCAATGTCAAATGTTAAGCCATAGCGCGTGTCTTGAATATTGGATAATTGTCTGCGAATGATTGAAGCATCTATTGTTGCACCCGTTAAGTTAATTGGCGTGCCGTCTGATGCTTGCATAGTTAAATTCCAAAATGTTTTTTGGTTGTAAACTAATTCGCCAGCGATGATTGGATTATCAAATCCTGATACTTGAGTAAGTGTGTTTTTATTAAAGACTGCCATTTGGTTTCCCTCACTAGGTATAAATAACGCCTTGATGCACTCACCAAAGGCGGCAATGTCTTATCTTTTAATTATTGTAGCATATTACCATTGTAAAACAACTATCCCTGCTTGTCCTGCTGTTGCTGTAACAGTTAATGTAGCCCCTAAATACAAAGCCCCATTGCCACCTGTTCCATTAATTGTAGATACGCTAACTACATTATTTGAAACAATATTGCCTTTGCCTAAAATATGATTACCACCATTTATAATGCTGTAAGTTTTTGAGCCGTAATTATAAGTAGATGCCAAATTATCAGTTATTGAAGTAAATATATTGCCTGTTTCACCTTGCCAATAAGAATAAGTTGTTCCATCAGCCGCTAGTGATTGATTGTAACCACCATTACCACCGGAAGCAGTCACATAAACAGTTGCGCCTTGTGCAACGCTTGATGCGCCACCATTGCCACCTCGCCCTGCGGCTGTGTAACTTGTGCTTGCGCCACCTGCCGTGCTTGTTCCTACTACACCACCAGCACCAACAATAATTGTCAATGTTTCTGTGCCAAGCCCTGAAAAAGTGCCAGTTGTTGGCAATTTAATAAATTGTTTAACCTCACCACTTCCACCACCGCCAGCCGTGCCTGATGATGTAAATGCTCTTGCACCACCGCCACCGCCACCAACAATTTGCTGAACATAAATAACAAAAATTCCCAATGGCACATTAAATGAATAAGTGCCTGCCGAATTATAAACTTGTGTCCCTGCTTGTTTTGGCAATCCATTACTTACAATATTAGTGCCATTCCAAGCAAAATATTGTCCTGACGGATTACCAATACTAAACTGATATGCTGATGATGAATAACCTAAAAAGAAACCTGTGCCAGTATTATAGGCAGTTTGACCACCTTTAATTGATGATGTTGAATCAAGCGTTATATTGCCGCTTGATATAGAACCCAAGTTTGCCGATATAGCAGAAAGTGAACCAACTTTTAGCGTAGAAAGATAAGGCACATTCCAAACTGTATTGCCAGTCGCTGGATTGTATATCCCGTCAGATTGATATACTGATTCACCCGCAACAATAACTGGGGCTGTAGCCCCCCAAATCGTGCCTGTTCCCCATGAATCATTAGGTGGATATGATGACGAACCGCTTGTTGTGATTGTTGTTGGGGTTGATGCCAATGATGACAATGTTGTTTTTGTATAGGCTGTTCTTGATGATGCGCCTTGTGAGCCTGTCGCGCCCGTTGCGCCATTTGTTCCCGCATATCCAACTGGTGAAATAACAGATGATGTCCAATTAAATGATGTGGTTGTTACTGTCGCGCTATCTAATAAACTAACTCTTGCTTCAAATAATGTATAACCAGCACTTGGTGATGCTGGTGGGCTTAATGCCCAACCACTTGGTGTTGGTGTAAATGTTCCTGTTGCCCATGTGTATGTGGCTGTTCCCGTTGGTGATGCTGGCGTTGTTACCGCCCATTGGTAAACAATTGCATAAGCAACTCTTGTGCCATTTGCGCCATTTGTTCCGTTAGTGCCGTTTGTGCCTGCCGCGCCATTTTGAGTAATGTTTGCAATAGTAAAGCCACTTGCCCAACTTACTGTGGTAGTAACTGCAATGGATGTGTCTGTTACCCCAATTGCCGCTTGCCATAATTTAATGCCAGCCGTTGCAGGATTAGCAGGAATTGTTGTTGTCCAACCATTGCCGCCTGTATAACTTCCGTTAGTCAATGTTGACCAAGTAAATGTTGAATTTCCGTTTGGGTTGCTTGGTGTTGTTGTTGCCCATTGATATAAATAAGCAATAGCATTTTTATTGCCGTTAGTGCCTGCTGTGCCTGTTGCGCCTTGAATAGCATAAACAAGTTGAAGTGTAGCCGTTGCCCCTTGAGTTACAACACCCGTTGCGCTTTTATATCTTACTGGCACATCTATTGTGGCTGGATTTGTTGACATCGCTGTTGGTGTTGGAAATACAGCATAAAAACCACCATCTGTTGGGCTTCCAATTGTAATACCTGACTTTACAATGTCCGCATAACCTGTGGTTGAACTGCCGCCAATGCGCCATGTATTGTTTACAAATAATGAATCACTATCTGTTTGTGATGCTACAAAATCAACCGCACCGCCAGCCGTTGTGCCATAAAGTTTTGGCGAAATTCCTGTAAATGTTGGACTGCCGTTGTAAGGCACAGAAATATTGACTGGGCTAAATTGTGCAATAAATGTGCCAGCAACCGCAGAAGTCGTTGGATTTGGTGACCAATTGTAACTTGATGAAATTGTGCTTATTGCGGAATTGCCACTATTATTGCCAACTTTAAACCCAAAATAATATGTGCCTGTTGGAAGCCCAATGTGTGGAAATTTAAGCGTTGAGCCATTTGTATATGGCGTTGAATTTGATGCTGAATCAACACCCCACATAACCCAATCAGCATTTGATGGACTTGCAACTGTCGTGTAATAAAGCGTTACTTGTAAAATCTGCCCCGTTGCTGGTAATGTGCAATCAACTGAAAAACTTGGCACAGCCGCATTGGGTTGTTGGTCTGAAACAATTGGTGCAGATAAAGTGCCAAAATAACCAAGATATGGAATGCCACTATTTAATGCTGGTTGATATTGCGTAATTGAAGCATTGTCATATACAGCCGCATTGTATTCAATCATTTGAAAACTTGCGCCAAGATTGCCGTCAGGCAATGAAACTTCATCAACTTTCATCACACGGAATAATTTGTTAGTCCAGCCATAAGCGTCATTTGTTACTGAAACAACATCACCTGCATTTACTTGAATGCCATCATAAGATGTGGCAAATGATAGCGTTAAATCCTCGCGGGCTTGTTCAAGTATTCTATTGGCTAAATATTGTGCCGCAATATTATTGTTGACCAAGTTAAAATCAACTGTTTGTTTATTTACAGGTTCATTTGCATATAACAAACCGCTTGGAGTTTCTAAATAAACAAAGTCTGAAATATCTTTATTTAAGCCGTTTGGATAACGCGCTTGAATTTGATTGACTGATTGATTGATGTCAACTGCGCCAACGCTAATTTCACCAATAATGTTGCTATCACTAAAATAAAATGATGGTGTTTCAGCCTTGTTAATAACAATACTCCATTGACCCTTTGCGGAGTTATATGCCATCCATGAATCAGCCGCCACCAAGATTTTATCAATGTTATCCAACACATTACTGCTAGTGTCTAATACACCATTGATTCTGTAACGAGGTTGTGTTGCCGCAGAGCCACTATTATTTGTATATGGTATTAATTCATCACCATAAGTATTTAATGCGGTAGCGGATGCCGTATCAATTAAATTTGATGCAACTGCACCACCATAATTTGCATTTGCAAGATAATCTTGCCAAACATCGCCAGCCTTTGCACAACCTTGACTGTTTAAATAATGACTGCATCTAAAAGTAATAGGTTGCAAGCCTGTGATGCCTGCTTGTTGGTTGTAATGTAATTTAACAATGGCAAATGCTAACCCATTCATTTGACGATTGGTTGATGCCCATGCCAATGCTGATGGCACAGTTGATTGGTCTGTTGCGCTGTATGCCATAATTTGATGCGGCAATAATGAACCATTTTGCGGTGTAATTGTTCCGCTTGCGTTTGATGTAAATAACCAAATATTAAAATTGCCAGCAATGTCAGTTGATACATTGCCCGAACCATCTGTTAATGATGCAACGCCCGAACCTGTGTCAAAAGCAACTTTTCTGTCGCCATAATAAAAGTTTGTTTTATCGTATGAAAATTGACCATTAGGCGAAATGCTAGAAATTGCCAATACATACCACATATATTTTTGGTCTTGAGATAATGCCGCATCAACAAATGTGCCGCCCAAATAAGCATCACCATAAACCACAGGCAAACTGTTTGTTGTTGATGGTGGAATTTGTTGGCGAACACCTTGGTCAGGCAACGATTGGCTTGATGGAAGTTTTGGCGCAAATAATCTTGACATTACTTGTGAAACTGCAAATGTAATAACAAAATTCGCGGCAAGCGTAGCAAGTGCGGTAGAAAATCCAATTGCCTCAAAAGCCAATATAAGTGATGTTGGCATTTCTATTCCTTAAAGTAATTCATATCTAATAATTTAAAACCGCGTTTTTCATAATCTAATGATGGCGATGTTGACATTTTAGTCACAGTCACTAATTGCACCCTGTTCTCTTTTAACATTTTATCTGCTTCAATTTCAAATGCCCGCCACAATCTACCACCTAAAATCCAATTGCGTTTGTCAGGTTTAATCCACCATGCCAATTCATGCAATTCTAATACTGTTGGACACCATAAATTTTTAATGACCATTGCAATAATCATGCCGTTTAATTCATCATCAACTAAAATAAAACCACGCCCCATGATAATGCTTGTTAGCAAATTAGCAACATAATCATCATTATGATTTTCTAATTCATTCAATATTTTTACAGGTGCTTCTTTTGCGTATTCACGCATAAAGTCTAGCAAAACTGGAATATCAAATTTGTTGGCTTTTCTTATCAACCAAATGTTCCTGATGTATATGTTGATGGTGCTGTTGGTGTTGCTTGACCACCGCCTTGTGGTTCTTTGCCAAAGTCAAAATACTGCGCTGTAATAACTGGCACTCTATTCATTGATGTGTCATTAGGATGTTTGTTTTGCCACAAAACTGTTGTTGTTTTATCGCCAGCAATTCTATTCTGCAAAATCACTTTAAATGATGCGCATGAAATTGAACAAGTTGCAATACGGGTTTTAACTTGGTCGTTAAATCCCTCTTGAATGTTGACATTATTAACAATGCCTTGATAACGCTTAAAGAATTGTTGAACACCACCAATGGTTAATATTTGATTGTTGTCATCAAAGAAGCCGCGCCATACTTCAATAATACTGCCTTTAATATCTGCCGATAAAACAATGCCTGTGTTTGCGCCATCAATGCCTGTCAATGAAACAGTCAAATCCTTACTTGTTGATTTAACATCTTGCGTGATATTGCTTAAAGAAAGTAAATCGCCAAGCCCTGTGAATGTTATGCCGTTGACTGTAATAGGTGATGCCGCGCTACAAAATGTATAAGTGGCGGATGCCATAGTTAAACGGATAAATTCTGAATGTCTTATTGTTTGGCTATTTAAAGCCGCCATTGTAGTTGTCATTAGTAAAACCCTATCGCTTCTCTAAATACAAAATCAGAATCCCATTGAATAAATGCGCCATTTGTCATTGGCACTAGCGTATAAGTTGGAAATGTTTCCATATACAAAGAAAACAAAACATTATTTCCCACAAGAATTGGTGAATTTACTATTAAACTTGCACTATAAATAATTGGTCTATTTACATAAACATTAACTGTTGATGCGCTTCCTCTTAATACATCATTAGTTACTTTATAAGGGTAATCACCCACTTGCACAAAATCACCTGCTCTAAAAATAACTGTTGTTGATGCAACTGTTGGCAATCCTTTCATTACAAAAATTTGAGAATTTGCAGACGGCACAGCCGACAATTGAAAAGCCCCAGTTTGAACAATGGTTGCTGAACCTTGATATGCTGTAAACCATTTTAAATTATTGCTACTAAAATAAACAGTATCAGGAAATTCTCTATCTAGCGTTTCCAAATCATTAAGAATTTGCCTTGCTTGTGGATAATAAAGAAAATTGTGTGGCTTAACAGTAAACACCCAAGGCACGGATGTTAAATACTGTGCAACACGCATCTGCCCTGAACGGCTAACTTGTTGACCCACAGTCCGATGGTTTTGGACTGATATAGTTTGGCTAATCTCAAAAATGTCTTGAAAACTCATGTTCTACCGCCCATCGTTGGCATTGATTTACTTGCATAAGAATGAGCCGCCCAAACTGCCGCTGATGATTGATATATGCGTTGCTCAAATGATTTGCTATCAATGTTGCTCATGTTTGCAATATACGGACCATTATAAACTACTTGCGGTTGATTCCCCATCATTGATGATAGTTGATTGTTTGGAATAACTGTTCCTGAACGACTCGGAATAATCATTTCGGGTCCTTTTTCACCAACCATATATGGAGTGCCTGCTGAAATATCACCACCTGATGCCCTTCCAGCCATGCTTGACATATTGTAATAAGAATCAAAAGATGGCGTGTCTAATGGAACACCGCCACTACTGCCACCAAATAAACTCATGCCAGCACTTATTAATTCGCCAAAAAATCCTGATGCCGCGGCTTGCAATCGCATTTTTAACATATTCTTAATCATTGATTCAACCAATCCAGAAAACGACAATTTGCCAGTTTCAACAAAATGGTCAAGGGCTGATTCCATGCTTGATGTCATGCTTTCAAAACCACGCTGTGCAATTGTGGCTGAATCCATTGCTTTTTCTCTATAATTTTCCCACGCCTTATCCCAGCCTGCTTGAAATGTTCTTTGCGCCCTTGTGTTTGTTTCTTGTGAATCAATAGTTGCAATTTTAACCGCTTGAATGTCATCCAATTCTTGCTGTGTCATGTGCGGATTTTCTTTTTTAATCTTAATCATTTCCTTTTCAACATCAAACAATGCCAATGCTTTTGCAACTTGCGAATCAGATTGACCAACTAATGATGTTGCATAGTCCAATCTTTCTTTTTCAAGTTTGGCAGTTTCCATTTGTGATTGATAAACTTGATGTTGTTGAATTGCCATTCTTGCAACTTCATTTGCACGGGCTTGTCTTTCTGCGCGTTGCTCTGCTTCTAAAGCAATTGCTTGTTGAGCAACTTTTTGTGCGCGATTAAATTTTACATTTTCATTATCTAATTCTTTTTGTTGGTCTAATAAATGTTTTTCTTGTGCAGTGCCGCGCAAACGATAATATTTGCCACCTTTTTCAAATTCATTTGCTAATTTTTCATAGCCAGTTTTTTCTAAACCAATCCCATTAATTTGTCTTTCAATTTCTAATGATTGTTGTCCTAATGCTTCAGATTGTTTTTTATATTCATCAGCCAACTTTTTAGCCGCGGCAATCTGTTCAGGCGTTTTTTCAATTACTCTTTTGTTTGGGTTTGATGCGCTTCCATAATCAGGATGAACCATTGTATCAATTGGTGTGTAATGTCCTGAATTGGCATCATCTTGCATTGCTTTGCGTTTTGCCTCAATCCAAGCAACAATTTTTGCGTCAGCCTTTGCCGCACCTTTCATTGGCAATAAAACATCCCACAAATTAAATCCATCTGTGTGATTTTCCATCCAGCCGTTTATTTTTCCAAGCCAATCATAAAGATTTGATATAGCTTCAGTTGCAACCTTTAATGGTTCAGCAATATTAATTGCCAAATCAGTTTTCATTTTGCGGCTTAATACATCTAATCTATCTAATGAATCGCCAATATCTGAAAATGGTTTATCTGCATCTGCGGCTGTGCCTTTAAGGGCTTGCATTTGTTCATTAAAGCCAACAATATCAACACCCTTAATTGCTTTGCCAAAAATTTGAAAAGCCAAAGCATTGCGATGGATTGGGTCTTCAATTTGCGCCAATCCTTGAATGGTTTTTTCAAGCAAATCTTGTTCGCTTAAAGTGCCTAAATCTTTAAGTGATATACCTAACTCTTTAAATTTATCACGGGTTTTTTGTGAGCCGCCAGCCGCTTCATCAATTTTAGTTGTTAAACTTGATAATAGTTTTGTTGCGTTTTCAGCATGACCACCACTGACGGAAAGGGCTTGAGTAAATTCCAAAACTGAACCAACTGCCAAATCATTTGCTTGTGCAATATCATTAATGCCATCAGCAAACATTATTGCGCTTGATGCCGCGCCCACAAATGCTGTGCCAATAGCGGCAATTGAAACGCCTGCCGATAATGATGAAACACCAAATTTATTAAGGCTTGATTCTGCCTTGCCAAGACCCGCACTGAATTCGGCTGAATCCAAACCTAATACAACGCCAAGTCTTGATACTAATGACATAATTATTCCTTATTAAATTTATCCATGCTAAACCCTTTGGCTTGCGTCATAAACAACAGTAACGCATCATTAGGCTTTACTTCTGCTTCAGCAAATATATAACCATAGCTGTTTCCTAAAATTTGCTTTAATGAGTAAGGTGGTGAATTGCCACTACGCATATAATTAAACACACCCGCGGTTAAAGAACCAATCCCGCTTATTATGCCTTGATTACCAATAATTCCATCAGCATACATCACTACAATCTCATTCATTGTGGTTTCATCTATTGCATCAATACTTTCTATTGTATGTCCATTAAAGACCATTGACGCACGCACTTGCGCCCTTAATGAACCAATTACTTTTCCCGAATATCTTTATAATCAGGTGCAATAACTTCGTTGATTTTATCAATGATTTTTAATTGAATTGATAAAGGGAATTCATCCTCAACATCTTTATATTCCAAATCATCTAATGGCTCGCCAGTTTCAGTGATTAAAAATTTAATGTATTCCGTAATGCGATATTGTAAAACAGTTTTATTCTTGGCGGCTTCTTTCATTGAACGACCATCAACAATAATATCGTCATCTAAATATTGCACAGTTTCATCCGCTGAATCTTTTAATTCAATCAATGATTTTGTCATTTCTTCATAATTTTTTTGAATGTCATCTTGATTGGGCGTTTTGAAATAATTATAAATTTTTTCAATTTCCCATGCACTTGGCACGCGAACCTTAAATGTGTGGTCACCCAATTCAAATTGACGGGTAATAACTGAAAGGCGATGGTCTTGGTATTTTTGCCCAAGTGCAGATGCTAATTTACTCATTTTAGATTCTTACTCCTATATTGTTCTATATGTTTCATTAAAATTGCACCAAGTTTATTGGCGGCTTCTTCACCCTTTAAATCCATTGCTGGGCGCATAAATGGTCTAGCACTATTATGTGCTGTTCCAAATTCATCTTTTGTTCCCCATTCCATTGCTGGCGCACGACCATCATAGGGGATTCCAAATCCTGCATAAAACTTTCTTTTTGCTGAACGAATTTGTTTGTATGTAATATTTCTAAATTCTGAACCCTTTACGGAACGGGAATAATCAGTAAGCAAACTTGCGTTTTTTTGTTTAAACTCTTTTTTTAATTTTATAGGTATATTTTTTGTAGTTACAATTGCAATTACAGTATCAGTTGCGGACACATATTTTGACTTTCTGTCTTTGTTGGTTGGTCTTCTTCCAACAATCGTCATTGAATCAGAAAGCAAATGCGTTGCCCCTTTGGGCGCAAGTTGTTTTGCCATGCTCAATACTGGAAATAATGCTTCTTTACAAGCATTTACCAAAATTTTAGATGATTTTTTTTTATCGCCAATTTCTTCTGCTAATTTTTGAAAAATAGCTAAAGTTTCTTCCATTCCCGTAATGGCAAAACTTTGTGAATTTGGTTTTATTTGATTTGGACTTGCCATTATCGCACCTTAATAAAGCCGTGATAAATTGCATCATTTAATTCTTTAACATACAAAACCACATCTTGCGGTGACATTTTATCCGCATGACGCTTGGCAATTTCATGCACAAGGTTAATTCCCGTCACGCGCTGTTCGGGGAATCCAAACCAATCTTTCTTATCGCTTGCCATTTTCATCACTAAAAAACCAAGCAAATCATTATTGCTATTTATTTCAGTCATATCTTATCCTTTAATGCCCCGTAGGGCATTTATTATGTATTTGACCAGCCGTATTGATTGCCGCGAGGGTGAATTGTAAACACCGCCTTGGCTTCTGCGCTTGGCTGTGCATCAATTTTAAATTCACTTACGCGACCATTGAAAGCATAAGCAATAGTTGTTGAGCCATCTACTGCCGCAACAACAAATGTTCTATCAACTGAACCGCTGTAAGCATCGCCACGAATCAATAATAAAGCCGCGTCTGATGGATTCCACGGGGCGGTAATAGTTAATGAAGTAGGTGCTGATTGCGTTGGTATCTTATCGCTTTGGCGAGAGCCAGCAACACCAAATGAAGCAACTGCATCATCCTGACCAAACGCTGGCACGGCTTCAACATTTAATGCTGTGCCTGACGCGCCCGTGCCGTTTGCAACTGTGCCAACAATGGTTGCAACTTGCGCTGTCCATACTGACAAATTTGCCGTTGTTAATGGCGTTGGTGTTGTGCCTGTTTGCATCCAAAGTGATGCGGTAAATCCTGCTAATACTTTATTTGGTGATGCCATAATAATTCCCCTTAATTAAGCGTTGTTAGACCAACCATACATATTGCCACGCGGATGAACTGTAAATACGGCTTTTGCTTCTGCACTTGGTTGCGCGTCAATTTTGAATTCTGAAACACGGGCGTTAAATGCGTAATAAACAATGTTTGAGCCATCAGTTGCGGCAATTACAAATGTTCTGTCAATAACACCGCTATATGCGTCACCGCGAATTAACAATAAGTTTGCATCACTTGGATTCCAAGGTGCAGTAATTGTCAATGATGTTGGCGCAGATTGTGTTGGGATTTTATCTGATTGACGGCTACCAGCTACGCCAAATGATGCCACAGCATCGTCTTGACCAAATGCTGGGATTGCTTCCACATTCAACAAATTGCCTGATACCGCAATTGCTGAAACGCTTGCCAATGTTGACAATTGTGATAATGTCAATGCTGTTGGTGTTGTTGTTGGTTGAATATAAAGGGATGCTGTGAACCCTGCTAAAACTTTATTTGGTAATGCCATAATTAAATATTCCTTATTAAATGGTTAAAGTTACTGTCTTATTATGCTGATATATCTAATGTGACATCTAAAAAAACATTAAACAAATCAATAGCGTCATCATATCCATGATACAACATTGACACATCAGCCTTTGCAACTTGAAAAGCGTGTGTTGTTCCAAAACTTCCTGAATAACCATGCAATGATTGAATCAAAGTATTTGCCAAAGTTAATCCATCAGCCATGCCAGTTTGCAAGTTTGAAGTAAAAATACTCACTTGGAATATTGGTCTATCAATCCCTTTATTGCCTTGATAGCTACCAGTATAAACAGGCTGGTGGACATTCCTTAATTGCCATGTCACAAACTTTGGTTGTGTTGCAAAATTGCGGTTAAACAAAGCATAAACAGGAACAGGCGAAAATATACCTGCCAACTGTTCTTGAATTGCTTGTGCATATTGCGTAATGTTATTTTGCGTTGTCATATTATACCTTGGTTGCTGGGTCGCTTCTATAACACATTACTGTCACCGACATTCTGTCATTGCTTTCAATTGCATCTGTTACTCGCCAATCCTGACCATTCCATGTGAATGAATACAGATTTTGGTTATAAACTACATCTTGCATAAATGGCGTAAAATTAAACTTAAACTGAATCAAATCAGAATATATACGATACTTTTCTAAAATAGCCACTGAATTTTTTACTGATGAAACCAATGGGCGGCTAGTAAATTTCTTTGTAATTACAGTATTGCCTGAACCATAGCTATCCACCGCAAATGTTAGCGTGTTTACATCTACATTTTCAAAGCGTGCTATTGCCATGCCTATTCCTTACATCACTAGCGGTTTATAAGGGCGCAGTAATACATCAACACCAAAAGGAATTTTTTGAAGCATTGCTGACACTGTATCGCTACGATTATTATACAAATGGGTAAACAACAATAAGCCCGCTTGTTTAATCACAGGATATGCTGACAAAATGCTTGGCTTTGTTTGATATTCAACCACAATTGGCGATGTTCTAAATGTTGAAACATTTGATGGAATGCCAGCGTTTAAAATAACTTTGTTGCCAGTCACATCATAATAATATTGACTTGTTGCAAGTAATGTCAAAGTGCTTGGTGTGTTGTTGTTATAAAATCCAACGCTGTTAATTGTCACACCATCCATTGACACTTCAGGCAAGTCTAAATTTAATGGCGTATTGTATTGGGATGAAATGCCATAATAAACGCGATATGTAATCGGGAATATTGGCATTCCTAAATAATCCTCAATGTGCATACGAACCGCCAATTCCAAGTCCAGCAAATATTCATCTTGCGATGTATCGCCAAACAAGTTTAATTGGTTAGTCATTTCTGTCAGCGTTAGCCAATTAGTCGTAATATCACGACTAACCTGTTCAACCTTTTCATAATTGAAAGGATTGCGCGTTGATGCGTATGCTGTCATGCCGTATGCAAAATCAGTCATGATTAAATGCCTTTCAAGAACACGCCTGCAAATGGGTCGCGAATGCTGGATGCCATACGCTTTTCAGCATAAAGAACAACTGTGCCTGGGCTTGTTTGGTCAAAGCGTTGAATTGTCATTTCTTCACCATCAACAATAGTCAAAAATTGATTCCAGTTTGCTAACACTAGCGGAATTGCACCAACGGCTGGTGCGGCTAAATATGGATTTGGAATTACTGGGAAACCAAACATATAACCTACAGCCGCGCCATCATTATCACCAACTTCTAAAAACAATGGCAATCCAGCCGTGTTTTTTAATTGGCGAATTGAATTGATTAATGTTGGGTGAATATGCCAAGCAGTACCATCTAAAGCCCAATATTGCGCTGGCAATGCGTTTACAATGTCAGTCAGCATATTGTAATCTACAGTTGTTGTGCTGTGACTAATTGTTTTAATTGTGTGCAATCCATTTGTGATTGCTGTTCCGCTTGCACCATAAGCCGCAGTAGAACCAGTTGTGTAGTTTACAAAACCACGCAAGCCCTCTGTGCCACCAGTTGTTAAAGTTGTAGAACCTGATTGGTCATTGTTAATTGCCATTGATAAGGCTTCTATAGCTGAAAATTCAAGCATTAAATCGCCAACAACTGCTGATTCTAAATTGTTAATGTCATCTAGCACCGCGCTACGAATAGGCAGTTGTGCTGAAATAACGCGCATTGGCAATTGCCAAAACGATGTTGCAATATTTGGTGAACCACTATTTGGGTCAACTGTGTAACCAAATGGGTTTGTCGCGCTTGTTGCGTTACCTGTTTTTGCCACAAATTGTGCGGCTGAACCTTTGCCAACTACTTGGCGTGAACCTTGACGGAATGGGTTTGCATAACGCAATGCCGCAAACGCATCATCAAAATATACTTTACCACCAACATTCAAGCCACTGCCTGTTAATGCTGATGCTTCATCAACTTCTACTTTTTCGGAAAAATTGACCACTGACTTCCCGTCAATCAATGCTTCCTTAATACCTTTTAATATTTGTTCGGTTTTCATGGTTTTGTTTTCCTAAAAGATTAAAAAATGGGGATGGCTAACCACCCCCAAATTTCACCGATATTATGGTTTTGTTACTGTTGCTGTTGAACGATAACGAATGATTGCGTTAGGGTCAACGATGCTTGATGCCAAGCGTTTTTCACCAAAGAAGGTAATTGAACCTGGCAAGGTTTGGTCATAACGGCGTAAAATCATGTTCAATCTGTCAACGATTGCAAAGCCGCGTTGCCAATCACCAAAATACATTGGATATAAGCTGTCTGTGCTTGCAGTTGAAGCAATTGAAGGCACATCTAGGTATTTGTTGACAACAACATCAAAGCCAAGCAATTGACCAACGATGCCGTCTGTGCGTGATAAACCATCAACATAGATTGGGCGACCCTGTGAATCTGTCAAACCGCGAATTGCTTGAAGCAATAATGGGCTGATTACAAATTTTGCTGATTCAGTCCAATATTGTTGTGGCAATGCGTAGATGAAATTTACAACATCTTTATAAGTAATGTTGTTGGTGATTGTGTTGCCGTTTGTTGTCAATTGGTCATATGTTGCAATTGAATGCAAGCCAGCAGATGAACCTGTGCCACTTGAACCAAATGCCGCAGTTGAAGTTTTGCCGCCTGTGTAAGATGAATTAGCACCACCATATTGATTCAAGCCGCGCAATCCGTTAGAACCGCCATAAGGAAGTGATGTTGCACCTTGGTCGTTGTTTTGAACCATTGACAACGCTTCTGCTTGGCTAAATTCAACCATCATGTCTGCAACCAAGTTTGCTTCCAACCCGTCAATGTCATCCAAAGCCGCTGTTCTTACTGGGAAAGCCACATTCAAATCTTGCAATGGAAGTTGCCAAATGGTTGTTGATTCTGTTGTTGCCGCACCATTGTTGTTCAATGGATAGCCCCAAGCCGCACCAGCATCCCCGGTTTTTGCACGGAATTGATATGTTGAGCCGTCAGTTGTTACATTACGACCAGCACCGCGCAATGGGTTTGCCAAACGCAATGCAACAAATACTGGGTCATAGGCTGTGCGACCACCAACACCCGCGCCTGAACCTGTCAATGCTGATGCTTCTTTTAAGAATGCAACTTGTTCTGATTCATCAGCAAACAAAGCCAATTCTTTTTCATGACGGCTATTGCCTTTAACAAATGTTGACAACGCTTCTTTAACGCGCTTGTTTACATCGCCAGTAACAGTTTTTTCAAGTTTAATGATAGAAGGTGACTTGATGTCAGCAACTTTTGCTTCTAAAGCCGCAACTTTTTCTGCAAATTCTTGTGTCAATTTTTCTTCAACAGCGGCAACTTGCACTGCAACTGCTTCGTTTACTTTTGCAATTTCAGCAACAGATTGTGCCTCAATAGCGTCTAGCTTTTCCATAATTTTATCTGACATGATAATTTATCCTTTAATTCGTTTATTTAGTTTTTTAAGCAATTCTCTTTCTGCAAGTGCAGTCAATATTGCTTCTTCGGCGGCTATCGTTTCAGAATCACTCCGAATCGTGTCGTTTTTAAGGGCAACTGATTTGCCAGCATCACGCCCGCAAGCAACTACTTCCTTAAATACAGAAACGGCAACCGCCGCATTCTGTTTTGAAACCCCTGCATCACGCAAGGCAGATTCCAAATTTCTTGGATTAATCGTGCCATCAACATCAAGGCATGATTCTAATTTTTTAATGTTGGCTTCCATGTTGTTTGGTTGCATCACAATTGACACTTCACGCAAACCACCTTTAGTGATTTGGAAATAACCTTCATCCGTTGGGCTTCCGTCAGCAAACATATTGCCTTCAGCATCAACCATGCAATATTCATCAGCATACGCGCCAACAGAAACACCGCCAACCATTGCTGGCGATTCTTTCATGATTGTATATAAATCGCGACCAGCGTTTGTATTTGTGAACAAACGACCACAACCACTCATGCCTTTATCATCAAATTCAAATGATGTCCATTCACCAACAGGCATTGATTCATCATTGTGCTGAAAATACATTGGCAATGGCTTTCCTGACGCTTCCATCGCTTTTGCCCATTCCATGAATGGTTCAGCCTTATAATTAAATTTGCGCCCGTCTGCGCCCTCGCGTGCGCCCCATGTGGTGAATTGCGCTTCAATTGTGCCGTTGCCTTGGGCTTCGTCTGCTGAAACGCCTAATTCAACTTTTGATTCAAATAAAAACTTGATGTCTTTCATAATATCCCCTTGTTATGCTTTGCCAGTTTGACCAGTTTTGCCAACTGAATTTGTATTGCCGCCACCACCAGTTGATTGTGGGCTTGTGCCTGCAATTGGTTCGGCTGGCTTCATGCCGTCTTTTAATTCATCACCGCCATCAATATTTGCCTTACCTAAATATTCACGCGCTTCATTTGGTGTCATTATTCCGTTTGATACGCCAGCCACCACAAAATTCATTTGGTCTAATGGCGCACCTTTCAAAAAGTCTTGTGTTTGAAACTCAATGCAAAGATTTGGATATCCTTGCAATAAACTTGCTTTTAACTTTTGCTGAACATTTACTAAAACTGGATAAACTGATGTTTTGTAAAATTCATCAATGGTTGTTTGTGAATTATTAAATTTACCAGCTTCAATCCCAATCATTTGGGGCGGCACACCAAACAATCCGCAAATGCGCTTCATGGTTTGTTCTTTTAACTTGGCGGCATCGGCATCTTGCAATGTTAGCATTTTAACTGTTTCATAACTCATGCCATTATCCAACAGCATTGACTGACCAGCCTTGCTTAAATCAGTAGTTTTTGAACCTGTCATGCTTGCCCATGCTTCTTTTAAGCGTGCCGCAATTTCTTTATAGCGTGAATCAGGAATAACTTGGTCAGTCTTAAATAAACCTGTTGGCTTTGCACCATTTTGCATTACAAAGTTTGCATACAAATCAATGTCTTGGTCTAGCGCAACCAATTCAGTTGCCAATATACCTTTGTTGAAAGAACCTGAACCTTGCCATGCGGCATCCATCATGTGAATAATCTGATGTGATTTTAATGGTTGGTCTTTAGAAAAGCCATAAGTAGGCGTTGCGATTCTATATGCTGGATAGCGCGTTTCAGTCAATTGCGCTGTAATCAGCGTTGAATCCATCACATACATTTCTAGCGGTGTTTGCAATACTTGGTCTTGGTCTTTGCGCCATAACAAAGTAAATGTTTCACCAGCTAATTCATGCCACATGATGAATTGATACCAAAATTCATATTGGCTTTGAAAGTGATTTGGATTTTGTAACAGGTTTATTACTGAACGGGCTTTGGCTTGGTCACGCTTACTAACTGTTTTGTCTGTGCAAGCATCAACCAATGTGCCATCATCACCATAAGCCATTACTTTAATTGGCAGTTGTGATATTGCGCGAGCCTTAACACCAATACACGACATGATGGTGCTATTGCGTGAAAGCGTTGACATATCAATAACGCGACCAGCATCCGTCACGCTTGATGTTGTTACATATAAAAGTTGATAACCAGCCGCAGTTGCAGGCTGACCCGCGTTGCGTAAGACCACATTACCTAATGCGGTTTGACCAAAAAGCGTATTGCTTTCTGTTGAATTTTTTTGCTTGCTTTTAAATATATCTAAAATTGCCATGTTTTCGCCTTTAGAAACCTCGGAAACCGAAATTAAATGATAACGGGTGGTCTAATGAACAGTGCATTGCAATAATAAGGGCAATAATTCCGTCAACCTTTGCCGCCTTATCATCCTCATTCTTCCGCACTTTAACATTGCCATTGATGTCATACCACGCATCACAATTGCCGATTTGCCAACCCAAAAATGGATTGCCATCATGTCTTATCGCGTGTGACATAATCAGTTTTTCGGTGTGCTTAGATGGGTTACTCAATACCGCCATCCCTTGACCAACTTTTTTAACTGGTATGCCAGTTTCATTCAGGCGTGCAATTAAACTTGCCGCATTATAAGCATCATACCCAACTTCTTTGACATTGTATATAGTCGCTTGATTTTTAATGTATTCAGAAATTTCCCTGTCATCCATCACATTACCTTGCGTGATGTGTAGAATTCCTGATTTAACTGCTTGTTGAAATATGTCTTGATAGTGCGTTGGCACTAATTTTAATCCGTCTTCAGGTAAAAAAAATTTAAACTCTGCAAAGAAATTGTCTTCAGCATATCTTTTTAATGTGCAAACCGCATTCAAATCTCTCGTTGCCGCCAAATCAAATCCAATATAAACAGATTCAGGTTCTTCACTTGGTTGTTCACCAATTGAATCATCCCACCATTGTCTGTCAATCCATGCGTCATTTGCGGACACATAAACATTTAATGTTTTGCAAAGAAACTCATTAAGTGCGGCTGGCTTTAACTTTGCCTGTTCACATCTTTCCTCAATGGCTGATTGGTAAATACTAATGCCGTGCATAGGATTTGCTTTTGCCCATGTTGACGGGTCGCGCCAGTCATCTTGCGGGTCAAGCCCATAAAGCAAACCAAACCAGTGCGGATTGTCTTTTGCCTCGCCATCTAACATATTTTCAAACGCTTGCATATCCTCAAAAAATTTTGTGTCCTTTGAAAACGAAGCTGTGGTTATATAGACCCTTATAGGATTCTTTCGGGCAACCATACCTGAATGTAAAACTTCAATTGAATTCCTGTCAACAATTGCCGCGGCTTCATCAATAATAACGCACGATGGATTCTTACCATCGCCCGACTTTTTGTTATCCCGACTTAATGCGCGATAAGTTGACTGGCTGTCACCTGTTTTTTTGATTTCATATTTACTTAATTCAAAAACATTTTTTACTTCATTTGGCATATTTTCTACAAAGGCTTTTGACGCATCAAACACAATGGTTGCTTGTTCACGATTGGTTGCCAATGTAAATACTTCTGCGCCTGCTTCACCAAATTGCAATTCATAAAGGCTAATCCCAGCGGTAAAAGTTGATTTGCCAGCCTTGCGCGGAATGAAAATAATGACATCCGTCACCATGCGTTTTGTGTGGTCTTTTTTACTACGAAATCCATAAATTGCACAGCAAGCAAATATTTGCCACGGCTCTAATATTAATGGCTTCCCAGCATCAGCACCTTTTGTGTGTTTAAGCGTTGAAAAGAATTTCAACACATGGTCAACATAATCAGCAATAAATTCATACGACCAGTGCTTGTCTTCAAGTTGATTAAGAAATCTTTGGCAAGCCTGACGCACTTTGTTGCAAACCACAATATTGCCTTTGACAACATCAATTGCATAAAATACTCCGTCTTCTAATTTCATTTTTTAACCTGAACCCCACTTAACAAATCACCATAAGATGCCGTGTTGGTGCTGGTCTTGCCCATGCGCCCTTTTGGTGTTAAGCCCAATTCATTCATTAACACTACAATTTTATTTAACGCTTCTTTCATTACTGAAAAATATGGTGACGCGCCCATTGTCTTGCCGCCATTAAATTCAGCCACAATGCCATCACGCGCAATGCCTTTTTTGGCTTCAACATAAATGCTGATTTGGTCAGCAAGCATAGCCAGCAAGTGTTTGTCTTGGTCTGCATCAATCCCATAAATTTCATACATGAAGTCGGCTGTTTCTTTAATACAGATTCTAACGTGTAGCGCTCCATATCAATATGGAAGTAATTAGTGTTGCAATGATCTGCGATTTGATTCCATCTGTCTCCGCCGATGTCAGCTTTGCTCGGCATGCCTTGCCAAGTTTTACGCATTAATTTATGAGCATGTAAATATGTTGGAACATTTTCTGGCGAAGCGAATGCCGTTTTCCAACCGTAATTAGCATTATACCCAACAACCATCTGGTCGACAAAGTCACTCTTCCCGGAACTAGGGATGCCAGTGACAGTAATAAATTGACCAGTGTAAGTCGAGAATATGTCGTCAAAATTTTGAAGGCCAATTTGGAATCCTGGTTTAAAGCCATTACGAACAAAATCGGTAACTTCGTCTTCAATATCCCGGAACGTTGTAACATTCTCCAGCGGTACTGGCTTGCTTCGCGATATACGCTCTGCCAGTTTTTCTTTTCCATATTTAAGTAAGTATTCGTTTGCGTCTTTACAATCATCAAACGTAGCTAAATAACAAACTTCAGATCCTAATCTTCTAATAAGCTCTGTTTGCAATGCTTGTCCTGCTGCGTCTGAATCGACAGCTAAGATTACTTTTTCTTTGTCTTCAAAATAATCAATACAATTATCTAAGTAATCTAAGTTGTTACTATTTAATGTAGCGCCATTTGGAACTGATATAGCATTTGTAATACCAGCTTCATGTAAGGCTAATACATCCATTTCGCCTTCAACTATAATACATGTATCATGTCCTACAGTATTGTCTATATTGTAAAATACTTTTTCAGCTCCTTTATATAGCTTAAAGTTTTTACGACCATCTCTATATTTAACATTTGTAAGTATTCCACCTACAAAATAATTAAACTGAATAGTATTCTCGGATTTACCGGTCTGTGGCATAAATTCTTTACCAACACTTACTTCAACATCTTTCAATGTTTGTTCAGATATACCTCTTGTTTTAAACCACTCAACGATCTTATTATCTAAGTTTCCAACAGTAGTTTTTTCAGGTACTACATAATCACGTTCAGCTTTGCCTTTACGCTTAAATGTATGTAGTTGGTAAGATTTGTCACAGTTATGGCAAGTACCGATTCCACGTTCCCAATCATAAGAAGAGCATTTAGCTTTCTTATTTTCAGGTTTCCTAGAAGATGAACACAGGGGACAAATCCCCTGCGTTTTACCTACTTCTAAGCCGTGCTGATTAAAAGTTTCAATTAAGAAACCATTTATTTCTTTATCTTCGACTTGCATTTATTTGATTTAATTAAAATGGTAAATCTGGATCAGCAGCTACCGCTTGTGGTTTATTGTTTTGTGGTGGTTGCTGTTGTCCTCCGCCTTCATAAGGTATTTTCTCAGGGAATGTTCCATTAGTCCATAAGACTTTTACATTACCTAAGTATGTTTTAGCTACTTTAGCTTCTCTTTCTTCTTTTGTTTGATCTACAATAACTGGTCCTTGATTACCGAACTGATCTGGTTCGTCGTTCAGAGTAATTGTAATTGGTAAATACTTACCTTTTTTCCCAACAATAACTTTTTCTTTTGGGATTTCGCTAAGGTTGATGCTTGCTTTAATAATTGATGCCATAATTTAATTGTTTTTAATTGTTATTAATAATATCGAATGCTGTTCGTATTCGTTTTGTAAATTTATAATGTTTTTGATATGCAGTATTGAGCTGGATCAAAATCTTTGTTTTTATAAAACAACCTGTATTGTTCAACAGCTTGTTCTACTTTGTCTTTAC